AGTATTACAAATATTTATCCCACCACTGATGGTTATGAAGAAGAATCAGATGATGATTTAAGGGAGAGATACTATGAACGTATTCGAACCCCTGCAACCAGTGGGAATATTTATCATTATAAAAGCTGGGCGAAGGAAGTACCAGGTGTAGGGGAAGTAAAAGTAATTCCACTATGGAACGGTGATAACACAGTAAAAATTGTCATCATTGATTCTAATATGCAACCTGCATCCTCATTGCTAGTTCAAGAGGTACAGAAACATATAGATCCAAATGGAACAGGCTTAGGAGATGGACAGGCGCCAATAGGTGCTTATTGTACCGTTATTAGTGCAATTCCTATACCTATTAATTTAGTGTTTAATGCCACTCTAAAGGCTGGATATAGTGTGGAAGTAGCTGAAGAAAATGTTTCGAAAATGATAGTCGATTACTTGAAAAAGATAGCTTTCAAACAAGATTTTGTATCTTATGCTCAATCCGGTAGTTTGATTTTGGATAGTGAAGGTGTAGAAGATTACTCTAATTTAAAAATTAATGATGATGTTATCAATGTTTCAGTTGGAAATGAAGAAATTGCGGTTCTTGGTGGTGTTGAAATTGTTCAATGAAATGATTAAAAGTATTCCTACCTATGAACGAAAAAGTAATATTTTCATAGAAAAATTTGAAGCTGAAGCAAAGCAATTTGGATTATTAGATGAACAGATAAAAGATATTCGCAAACAATTTATTGTCGATACAGCTACTTGGGGACTGGTTTTTTATGAAAAGGAATTAGATCTTGTTGTTTCTCCTAACAGTACATTAGAGAGTAGACGAGCAGCAATTAAAGCAAAATGGCGGTCAGGGGGGAAAGTTGACCGTGCTTTACTGGAAGCAGTTGCTTCATCAATTTTGCAGACAGTTGTAAAAGTTGAATTTGATGGGAAGATCGTATTTCGTTTTAATGCAAATGACAATAAAAACCCTAATTTAAATTACCCTTTATTTGATTACATGATAAATGAAATTAAACCTGCACATCTAGGTGCATTAATTAAAATTAGCAATCAAATAGAATTTCATCAATTTTATGGTGGGGTTATTTCTGTAAGAAAAAGAATCACTATCAACCCTATTAAATTCACAATGTCTAATCATAGTCTAGATGTTACTACAGCAGGTTTTATTTCCATACGAAACAAAACAACCATTAAGCCGGAGGTGATTCATTAATGGCAGATTACACAAATATGTACATGACAAAAAAGGGTCGTAAATTACAAGCTAAAGCAGAGTCAGGGGTTTTATTAAAATTTACAAAGGTTTCTATTGGGGATGGTCAAAACAACGGTCAAAACATAGATGATCTTACAGCTTTAATCAGTCCTAAAAAAGATTTAGGAATTTCAGGTATTCAAGTTGTAATAGATCAATGTAAGATCCATTCTTCTATTGATAACGAAGGATTAACTGAAGGATTTTATGTCCGTGAAATTGGTCTTTTTGCTGAAGATCCAGACGAAGGAGAAATTCTCTTTGGAATTATCTTTGCAAAAGAAGCTGACTTTCTACCTGCTAACGGTGGAACAACTGGTGTTAATGCTGAATTTGAAATTAATTTGGTCGTTGGCGATGCCAAAGAAATAACAGCCGTTATATCCAACGCTGGCTATGTGTCCAGGGAAGAATTTAATAAATTGGTTATTCATTTGGATGCTACTAGTCAAAGGGCAGAAAAGAACACGGATGATATTTCTAAATTGTCATTGAAACTCACAAACTTAGAACAATCCTTCTCTAATAACTTCACAAACAATCAATTTACAGAGGATTTTTACACGCTTGACGATGTGATTGTTAGTCGTGGGGTTTATGACAGTGTTAATAAAAGGTTGGTGATTTAATGAGGAATACAGTGGTAGCACAAAATTATAGTACTGTAGGAAATGGTGGAAGAAAATTAATTAAATTGAGAGATGGAACTCTAGTTGCAGCAGTTTTTATTAAAGAAACTGAATTTAAGTTATTTAAATTGTTGAATGGTGAAGAGACTTGGAAATTAGTTTATGGATCATCCTGGGGTGGCATAAAAGATATTTCTATTACACCTCTGAATGATGGCTCTATAGGAGTATTAATTTCGAGGACCATTAATGGTTCTAGCAGTGTTAGTTTCTTAAACTTAGATTTGAATGGGAACTATGTATCAAATGCGAAGATTGTTGATACAGGTCAATACGAAATAGGAAAAGTATCTATCATCACAGATCAATCTAGTGGATATATACATGCTGCGTGGAGTAAAGCAGTTAATTCTAATACAAGTAATATTTTTTACGGAAAGAGTCTAGATGGAGGGGTGACATGGAATATTAAACCAGTTACTGCTGAAAATTCTGGTCCCCAATTACTAAATCCTTCGATTGTTTTATATAATAATAAGCCGATTATTTTAGCTCAATTTAGAGCATATATCATTAGTGCATACATTAATCGTATATACTCTTTTTGGGAAGGTCCCACTTCGGGGAGTGGAGTGAATATCGCAACTGGATGGAGTTCTAAAATTATTCATGCAATGTCAGCAGATTATCTTCAAGTTTCACCTTCTGCAATAGTTGATAAAGATGGAGTAATTCATTTAGTTTGGCAGGGAACAGATACGAGTAGCACAGTACCAAAAATTCGCTATTCAAAATCTATTAATGGGGGAATTTCTTGGTCAACTCATATTGGAATAATAAACGGATTTAATCCATCTATTACAATAGATAAACAAAATAATTTATTTATATTATTTGATACAGGAGCATCGATTGGAAGACTAACTTCTCTTGATAGTGGGGAAAGTTGGACAAACTTTTATATCATAAGCAACTCTGAATCTAATATAAATCCATCAACACTATATGACCCAACATTTTCGGGCATATTTGAAGATACTCCTTCCACAATTTACATGGCTGGCAATCGTGTGGACTTTATAGGAACATATTCATCAAATAATATACCAACAGTTAAATTAAATACTGTTAATAATTTTACTCTTTCGGAAAACGAGGGACAAAATGAATTAATTATTGATGGTTATGCAAAAGATATTGATCCCAATAATACAGTTGTAGTGAAAATGCAAATTAGTGATGGAACTATTCGCAATATCCAATCTGGTATATCTGATGGATTGAATCCTATAGAATTCTCTAAGAAATATATTTACAGTAATAAACGTATTTATGATGGGGCTACTTCTTTAACAAACGATCTTGCTGAAAATGTAGATCATACATTAAAGGTATGGGTAGATGATGGACAAGGTGGTATTTCAGTCATTGAAGAACGTTACTTCCGAGTCATTCACAATAGACCACCTGTTATTTCTGGAACAGATGAAGATCTAGGAGAATTACTTGAAATACCTTTAATCACATACCTAGTCGATGATCCAGAGAAACAAGCCACAACAATTACTGAAAGAATTAATGGACAAGTTATTCAAACATTTGATGCAGAGTTAGGAAAAGAATATCAAGTAGTGATCCCATTAGAAATGTGGCTCCCTTTGCAACTTGATCAGGAACACATAATAACCATTGAAGCGAAGGACTCATTTGGTGCAAGGTCAAATAGAACGTATACATTTACCAGAATCGAAGATACGATTCTGGTAGAATTAAAAGATCCATTTATTACTGATATTGCTGCTACTAGACTTCTAGTTACTCCTGATGTGTATTTACCAATTGGGTCAACTATTGTTATTGAAGCATGTAACAATGCCTTTGATGAAAACCCTACCTGGGAAGACATAACAGGAATGGCTATGAATAAAAGAGGGTTCAACTTTGAAAATACAGAAAAAACAGCCGAACAATGGGGAATTAATATCCGTTTTACCCTCCACAAAGGGACAGCACATGATCAGGTTAGATTTAACGGATTCGGAGGTGCTTTTGATTGAGAATCCTAAATGAAAAGCCATTAAGCATAATTAAGCAAGAAAAAGAGAACCAAGAGAACATTCCTATTTCTCTTGATGCAATAGGGCTTGAATTAGTCCAGGAAAAACTAGATCATGCACAAACAAAAGAAATGGTTGCTGCACTTGGTCAAGAACTAGTTAAAACTAAATTAGAAGTTGCGAATTTAAAGGGAGGTAATTCATAATGACCTTTTGGCAAATGGCTTATAAATTTGGTTGGGCAAGTAAGGATGACTTAAATTTAGCAGTACAATTGAAAGAAATTTCTCCAGAAGAATTTAAACAAATAACAAAAGATGATTATGTAGCACCTACCGAATAGGTGTATTTTTTATGACTTCATGACCATAGTTCGCCACGTGCCTAGCGTGGCTTATTTTATGACTAGGGGTGTATTAACCATGACAAAATTAGATTTACTTGCAAACTTGCCGACAGCTATCACAGGAATGATGATTTTTTACTTCTTGGTGAAATTTTTGGATTTCGCAACTGGCTTATTAAAAACATGGAAGGGTGTTGACAAATATCAATCCCGAATAATGAGGGATGGAATTATTAGATGGATTGCCGAATTGATTGGAATTGTCTTTGTTTTGGCGATTGATATTATTTTAGGTCTTGATTATTACCTAACAGGATTCACGTTAGGACTTTTCATTTATAAAGAAGCTGGCAGCATCCTTGAAAATTTAAAAACCTTAGAAGTGGAACTACCAGGAGTTGTTAAAGAAAAAATTAGTTCATTCGATAAAAGTAAAGGTGATGATAAAAAATGAGTGTAAGTATAACTTCTGCATGTCGTGATATAAGCGAATTAAATCCAGTTGCACAAAAAGCTTGTAAACTGTTTATGGAAGAATGCAAAAAGGCAGGCTTAGGCATCTTTATCACTGAAACTTATAGATCACAAGCTAGGCAAGATTATCTTTATGCACAAGGCAGGACAAGACCAGGGAATAAAGTAACATGGACATTGAAAAGCAATCATACTGGTCGTATGGCTTGGGATATTGCAGTTAATCAACCCAAATCATTGTATGATACTGCAACATTAAAAAAGGCTGGAGCAATTGCAAAGAAATTAGGTATTACATGGGGTGGAGATTGGACAGAAACACCAGACCAACCACATTTCGAAGTTAAATCTAACTGGCAAGCACCAAAAGATATAGAAACTGCGAATGTGAAGGGGGAATCAAATGTGGAAAAGAAAATTTCTTTTTATACTGGTGGCTATTCTGGTGAATCACTACTAAAGGTTCATAATTTCCTTATCCAAAAAGGTTATTATTTTAAGCCTACTCGGAACGATGGTGGGTCACTCTCCTTTGAAATTGGACAGTTTACAGAAGGCACACCAAAAGCAAAAGAAATGGAACAATTTCTAAAAAGTATTAATGCTTGGTATCAAATTAGATAGTTTTAAGAGGGAAGTATGGTTATCTGGAGTACGTACTTCCCCCTTAAACGGAACACCAAAAGTAATCTCTTGGGTAAAAGTATTATTTGTTAGTGAAATAAAATTTATACAGATTGTGTAAATAAAAAATAGGTGTATAATTTTGTTTTTGATTACCCATACTATAAATAATCCTGATATTGATTATTCAAAAACCCCTTCTCAAACGAGAGGGGGCTTTTTTTGTTTGAACACAAAACATTGAAAGTAACTATTCTGGTTTATTTCCTTCTGCTACATCAATTAGCTTTTTTTGAATATACTCATATCTTTTTTCCTCAGAAAGATATTAAACATAACTATAATAGATTAAAACCGCCCATTTGGACGGTTATTTTATTAGAAAAGCACCTTAATTAAAGTAGAGTATATTTTATCATCAATTTCTATTAAACTCTTTTTACCATCTTTAAATTGAATTGCAACCGTATGTATACCTTTTGATTTTGCGGATAACCCTGCTAACCAACCAACAGGACCTAAAATGACACCACCAACAAAAGCACGTCCAACCGCACTTGTAGCACTTTTTCTGCTTTCTTCTGTAATCACTTCATATTCTTCCACATTATCTTTGTTTATTTCCACACCTTTAGATGTAAAGCCTGGGGGAATCGAAAGTCCACCAAAGGTACTTATAATTGTTTTTCCTTTATAATCCCCTGCAATAACCTTATTTTTTGCTTTAGCCATGATAAGCCTCCTTTTTTCTAGTCTAATTGAACTATAATTATATAATCTCATATTGTAAGTTCATTTGAAAGAATGGTTTATTTTTCATCATCAATCCACATATATAAATCATCTACTTTTACATCTAACAACATCGCTAATTTGAATGCCTTTTCTAAAGAGGGTATTGATCTGTTTGTACTCCAATTAGATAAAGTATTTGCTGAAACCCCAAGATACTTTTGAACATATTCTCTATTATATTTTGAATTCTTTAGAAGAGTACCAATATTACTCTTTAACATATACATCACCTATATCTTATTTCTCTAAAGCCTTTAATATTCCTTTCACAATTTTACTTGTAAAAAAATCAAACTAATTTTGTGATAGACATGCATGTTTTATTTCATTTGCCCATACACTGTACTATTCAATGAAAAGGAGAGTGAAGAGAAATGGATCCTTTTACTTTTGGTATGATAGCGATTGGGTCAGCAGGTGGAACCCTCGTTCTTTTATCAAAGTTTGAAGAAAAGTTGAATAAGGATGCTATAAAAATTGCTTTAGAGATAACCAAGTATGGGAGTATCTTGTGGTTTCTGCAGCACCTTTCGAGGGTCTTTATATTTTGGATATAGATATATAGTTGCTGGTAGAAATGACATTCAAAAGTTAGGTTAATCCTAGATATTTCAAAAAGTGAAGTGATCAGTGAAGCAGTCACCTGATGACCATTACAGTGAAATAAACAATGAAGAGGTGAGTGTCGTGATTGAATGGTTTTTGCCACCTGCTTTAGTAGGTTTGGCTGCACTTGTACCAAATAATAAGTTGTCCAATTGGAACTATGACAAAGACAGGTTATATTATCATTCCTGGTTTGTACCGATAGGAAAGAAAAGAAAGATCATATATCATAATTTTGAGCATTACCCACACATGTTAATTGGAGGAACAACACGATTTGGAAAGACTGTCTTTTTAAAAAGTTTATTTACATCATTGTTATTTTCTAATCCTGATCGTGTAAGATTCATTATCTTAGATTTAAAAGGTGGTCTTGAATTTTGGAAGTATAGGGATCTTCCGCAAGTTCAAACAGTTGCAACAGATTTAATTGAAGCATGTAAGGCATTAGACCATGCATATAAACTAATAAAATTAGAAGAGGAACGATATAGAAAGCATTCCTGGACTAACATTGCAGATACAAATATAAAAGAAAGAACCTTTATAATTGTGGACGAAGGAGCCGAATTATCTCCTAAATTAGTCAGTAAAGAGTTTAAAAAGTATGCAGAACTAGCACAAATATATTTAGGTGAAATCGCTCGTATTGGCGGTGGTCTTGGTTTTCGCT